AGTTGGATCAGTTGAAAAAGTAGCAGTTGGAATAAACACTAATACATTTTATAAGATAAGTTTAGATGCAGGTCAATCAACTCCTGATGGATCAACAAATTTAATATATGGAAATTTCTCAATTCACCCAAAAACCACAATTATTGGTCAAGTTAGTATTGCACAAACATATATTGATGTAGATTCAACTTTAGGATTTCCAAATTCAGGAACTTTATCATTTTTATATGAAAATGGCACTTCAGGTGTTTGTACATACTCAGATAAAACAATTAATCAATTTTTAGGAATTAACACAACTGGAATAACGACATCCATTTCTGATAATACTGCCATTGATCAAAATACTTTTGTTTATGCTTCTGATGGAGAAAGTGATACTGGAATTCAAGTAAAAATTCGTGGAGTTTTAAACAATTTAATTATTGCACCAAATGTAAGTAATCAAAAAATTGGATCAAAAATAAAAATAAAAAATTTAGGGCAAATTGGTCAAGGCGTAAAAGAAAACAATTGGTTATTTAATACAGCACAAAGTTATGTTGTTAAGTCACTTTCAATTATTGATGCAGTCAATAATACTTATAAATTAGTCACTAAAGATGTAAATGTTCTTAGAATTGGTGATAAAGTTACAACTCATGAAACTTTAGCTGAGGAAACACAATGGGGCGATGTATTTACATCATCTTTTGAACCAGCAACAAATAAATTATACGTTGTCACAGATGTTTTTGATAATAATACATGTTTAATAAAAGGTAGTGGAATAAATGATCCCACAAAAATTACGAAAGTAAGTCGAAGAATTTCTAAAGTAGATTCTGACATTCATGATAACTTAAATAAATTTACAGCAAATATTCAAAATATCTACATTAAACCAGATGGTGGATTGGTAAAAGGTGTCCCATATTATGGCCCATCACATGAGCATCCTACTAAAGGCACTTTGATGGTTGGGGAGAAACATACATCAAACTTCCATGAAACAATAACACCGATTGAAGGACAAAATAAAGTTTATGTCACATCAGCATCTCTTCCTTTTTCTGGTGTCACTAAATTAAATCCAAAAACTCAAAAATTTACTTTTAGTGGTACTTATAATAGAAATGATGAAGAAATAAAAATATCTGATCAAGTTGATCATAATTATTATACAGGAGATGCTGTTTACTACACACCTCAAAAAGGTGAAGTAAGTACAATCGATTCTGAAGGTAAAATAATAAAACAAGAGTATATTATTAGTAGATTATTCGCTGAAGGTTTATATTATATTAAGAGAGTTGATGCAAATACAGTTAAGTTAGCAAAAAGTCAGTCTGATATTTTTGGAGGTATATTTACAAAGGTTGATCCAGATGGTGGGGTCGATAATGTTACAATTGCATCAAACGATATTGAAAAATACGAATTTAATGGAAAAACGATTGAACCTCAAAAATTAGTCAGAGAAGTTTCACTTCCAATAAATGATTCTGAAAAAGAAAAAACAACTCCGGGATATACAGGAATATTTGTTGATGGAGTTGAAATATTAAATTATAAATCAAAACAATTTGTATATCATGGAATTTTAGAAAATATAAATGTGGTAAAAGGTGGAGAAAATTATGACATTATAAATCCACCAGTCGTTGCAATCAATGACTCTATTGGAAGTGGAGCAACAGCTGTCGCTGCTGTGAGGGGGTCTTTACAAGATATTAAAATAATCGATTCTGGTTTTGATTATATTGAAGAACCAATAATAAAAATAAGTGGAGGTAATGGGACAGGAGCAAAGGCAGTTGCTAAGTTAAACAAAATTCCGCACGAATTAATAATTAATGGTGATGGTGTTGGTCTTGGGACTATAAAATTAGATGCTGCTGGAATTAATACATCATCAATAGGATTTACTACCTATCATCGTTTTAGACAGGGTGAGAGAGTCGTATATGACCCTCTGGGGAGCATTCCGATTGTAGGGTTAGCAACACAGGCGACTTATTATGTTTCATCAGTATCAGAATATACCATACAATTACATAAAAATTATGATGAGGCAATATCTGGAGTTAATACAATATCATTTACATCTTATGGAAGCGGAGTTCAATCATTCAAATCATTAAATGGTAAGTCAATTGTAAGTTCTGTTGTTGTCTTAGATAGTGGATCTGGATATGAAAACAAACAAAGATCTTGCGAATCAACCGGAATCAGCACTGCTTTAGATATTGTTAACATACCAAATCATGATTTTAAAACTGGTGAGATTGTAAATTACTCAGTTGATGGAACAGCGATTGATGGTTTATCGACAGATAAGCAGTATTATGTCTCAGTTATAAACGAAGATCAGTTTAAGCTAGCAGCAGTTGGTGTAGGTACAACTGTTAGTTCTTTTTATATCAATACAAAACAGTTTAATGCATTTAGAAATACTGGAGTTGGTACTCATACATTTAACTATCCTCCAATATCAGTGGAGGTCATAGGTAGAGTTGGAGTATCATCAATATCTGGAAATACGTTTGAAGCATCTCTACAACCTATTTTTAGAGGGGAAATTACGTCACTTCAATTAACAAACACTGGCGTTGGATACGGTGCATCGGATATAGTAGATTTTAATCGAGTTCCAGAAATTAATTTGAATACTGGTAGAGATGCAGTTATAACACCGGTTGTATCTAATGGTAGAATTGTTGATGTGAGTGTTAGTTATGGTGGAACAGATTATAATTCACCACCAGATTTAGTGGTATTGGGAATAGGTTCGGATGCGAGACTCACACCAATAATGAATTCATCTGGAAATATTACTTCAGTTAATATTGAGAGTAGTGGAATTGGTTATGGAGTTACAACTACAACAGTGAGGGTTGATGCATCAGGAAAAGATGCAGGATTTGAACCTAGTATTCAAAAGTGGAGAATTAATAATTTTAGAAAAAATCTAGCAAATTTAAATGATGATGATGTTTTTATAAGTGAACCAACAAATCGTTTGTTTGGACTTCAATGCTCATATGTATATGCAGCTAGAAATTTGAGAAGAATATCTTATGCATCCGACGCTGACGGGAGGGTGCTATTTGGTAAAAAAGATTTAAGACTTGTAAATGGAGTGGAGGGTGATAGTGATCAGCACTCACCTATTTTGGGATGGGCATATGATGGAAATCCAATATATGGCCCATATGGTTACTCAAGACGAGACGGTGGTGATATTGTTCAGATGAGGTCTGGTTATGTTGATGAAACAATTAAAAAAACAAATAGACCTCCTGTTAGTTCATTTCCACCTGAATTTTTTGTAGAAGATTTCACTTATCAAGTATCAAATGATGATTCTGTCCTTGATGAAAATAATGGAAGATTTTGTGTTACACCTGAGTATCCAAATGGAACATATGCATATTTCGCAACTCTTGATTCAACTGCTGCTTCAGATGGTATATTCAAAAACTTTAAAAAACCAAAGTTTCCTTATTTAATTGGTGATAAGTACAACTCAAAACCAAATAAATTTAATTTTAGTCGAATTTCTAACCAAGAAGATTTTGATATTAATAATATAAATGCAACAAGAAACACATATGCATTATCAGTTAACAAGGATTTTAGTGGTTATGATTATTTTACAGAGTCTTATAAATTTATAAATCAAGATTCAAATATAGATTTTGTTACTAAGGGTGGAGTAAACTCAGTCGGTATAACTTCTGGTGGAATTAATTATAAAGTAAATGATAAATTAGTATTTGATCCAAACGTAGATAGTGCTTTTGAGGCAAGAGCTAGAATATCAAGACTAAAAGGTTCAATATCTGAAATTAGTATATCTAAAGAAACCATATCTGGAGTTAAATTTTTAAGAACATTTGGGGATACATTTGTTGGCATCGCGTCTACATCTTTAAATTTACAAAATTCTGTAATCGTAAATGTTGGTGGTTTATCATCGACAGCAACTGATTTAATAGGGCCACAAGAAATAGGAATAACATCGACAAAACTTATTCTAACTCAGGGTATTGGAACTGCAACTGCAACTGGTATCGTAACTTTTCTTCCAGTTAGTGGTGATTTAAGTAGAATAAGGACTAATGATAGATTTAAAGTTGGAGTTTCATCAGAGATCGTTAAAGTTTTAGAGGTTGATGATTTATCAAGTAGAATTAGAGTTTTAAGACCAGTTGAATTTGTAGGAATTTCACACACACAATCAACAATTCTTGAAGAAATTCCAAGATTATTTACATTTAATTCTTTCCTTGCAAGAACCCCTCAAAACAAAGAGGATTTAGAGAATGAGGGTCTTTTTCCAACAAGGGAAGAAATAGAAATATATTTCAATCCTAGAGATTCAATTGGAACCTCCCATGCTGATCCAGATAATGAAACTGGAATTGGAAATACAATTACATTCAATAATCCCGGATCAGGAAATACTACCATAATAATTCCAAGAGGTTCAATATTTTTACCAAATCATGGTCTTAAAACTGGCGATATAGTTAACTATGAATTAAATGGTGTTAATGGATCAGAAACCGCACCTAAAGTAAAATTCTTTAGTGCAACTCCAACAGTTGACACTACCGTTGGTATTGGCACTTCACTATTTGTGATTAGAAAGACAGATAATTTAATTGGATTATCAACTGTGAAAGTTGGAATCGGATCCACTGGTGTAAGATTTGGATTAGGTTTAACTGGCACTCAACCTATTTTTGAAGAAATACAATTTTTAGATGTTGGGATTGGATCGATTCATAGTCTCAGATTAAAAAATTCAGACACTATTTCAGGAACTATTACAAGAAATGTTGTTAATGTAGTTGGAACAGGCACTCATGGTTTAAAAACAGATGATATTGTTTACATGGATATTAACCCCGGTATCAGCACAACAATTACTGTCAAGTATAATAAAGTTCGTCGTAAAGCAATATTCAATCCTCTTGATTATGTGGCTGCAGGAATCAAAACAAGCACTTCTAATGATGGAATAAGAGATTCAATAAACATCAATGATCACAAATTGTTAACAGGCGATAAAATAATTCATACGTCAGATAGTCCAATAGGTCTTGAAAATAATAAAGAATATTACGTTTATGTTGTTGATTCAAATACATTAAAATTTGTAGAGGAGAGATACATATTAAATCAAGATTTTCCAGATTTCGTTGGTCTAACATCTACTGGAGATGGCACAATAGCATCCATCAATCCACAATTTGCATTCGTTAGAGACTCAAATGCCATTTTTGATTTAAGTGATTCATCTTTATCATATACGATTAGTGCAACATCATACCCCGCATTTCATTTTGATTTCTTTAAAGACATTAAATATAATGAAAAATATGAAACAAGTGGTGCTACCGCATCATTTGATGTATCAAGAACTGGTACAATAGGAGTGACAGGCGATGCAAAAGTAACTCTTAAAGTAAATGAAAATACTCCATCAAATCTTTATTACAAATTATCACCGGTAAATGTTGCTGATAATTTAACCGAAAATAAAGAGATAGTGATTGATGATGAAGTGTTTAATCATAATAATATTGCAACTTACGAGAGTGGTTATAATGGTGAGGTTAATATTGTATCTACTGGATCTACAACATTCCAATATGAAATAGAAAGTGAACCGGAGTTTGAATCTTACTCTGCATCAACATCAACACTTAATTACGCAACAATATCTACGAGTGCGTATGGATCAATTGATCAAATAACAATCACTGAGCCTGGTGGTGGTTATCAAGTTGTCCCCGGAATTACAACAATCACATCCGATGTTGGAAGTGGTGCAGTGATTGAAGTATTTTCATCATCAATCGGTAAACCAACAAAAGTAAGTATTGAAAATATTGGATTCGATTATCCTAGTGATAATACTTTAAGACCTGAAGCTTTATTCCCACAAGTTTTAAGAATTACTCCTTTAAGTGGATTTAAATCAATAGGTATAACATCATTCGGAAAAGGATACAATCAAAATCCAAGTTTAGTTGTTTTAGATGGTGTAACTAAAAAACCAATAACAGATGCTGATTTAAAATATAATCCTGAAGAGGAAATTGTTGAAATTTTAGAAAATACAGAATCCTTAAATGATTCAACACCAACATTGATTCCGATTGGAAATTCAAATGGTATAAGAGCAAAAAATGTCACTTATGATAATTCTACTCAAGAAGTGACAGTGACAATGAAGAATACATTTAGTGGAACATTAAATGCCATAGGTGAATATATTGATCCGTTCCCATTTAGCGTCGGTGATAAAGTTCTCGTTGAAAATGTAAGTGTTGGTGTGGGATCTACAGCCTCTGGATACAATTCATCTGATTATGACTATGCTTTATTCACACTTACAAAAGTTCATCCTAATTATGGTGGTGTTGGAATTGTTACCTATAGTATGGCAGAATTTTTGCAACAAAACACAGAGTTTCCCGGTATATTTAACGCAGTAAAATCAAATGCTACTTTAGTTCCTGAAAAATATTTTCCACAATTTGATGTAAAAATACAACCAACTGATTTTAGAATTAATGATGATATTCAATCGGTAGATAGTTCTGGAACTGTTGTAAAGGGCGCAGTTTCTGCATGGAACAATTCAAGTAAGTATCTTACTGTTGAAAGTAATAGAGAGTTTGAAATAGGGCAGATAATTGAGCAAACAAAATTTAGAGGGGAAAGGGGTAGTAATAATGAATATACAGCTCCAACTGGTGCGAAGGGTATCATCAAAGAAAAAATAAAATTTGAAACAAAATACGATTTAGATTATTTTTCTATTGTTGACAATGGGTGGCAAACTAGAACAGGATTCTTAAATGATGAGATTCAACGTGTTCATGATAATGATTACTATCATGCTTTTTCATACTCTGTGAAGTCAAAAATCCAATATGATGAATGGAAAGATATTGTTGGAACATTAAATCATACGGCAGGATTTAAAAAATTTGGTAATCTTCAAGTTGAATCTAAACTACCAAATGAAAGGTTTGATGATTTAATAGTTCGTCCAGAGAGTGTTGTTACAAAATTGGTTGATTTAATCAGTGTAGAGAGTCTACAGTCTTTTCATGATTTTGATTTAGTATCAGAAAATTATGTAGAAGGTTTTGAAAAACCTTTCTCTGACGAGTTTAACTTTAAATCAAGAATACTTACTGACTTCTCTGAATCGGTATCGAATAGAGTTGTCACGATTGATGACTTTAGTAACCTATTCAATAATAATCCAAGATCAACACCTTATGCAGATGTTTATCGAAATAGATTATCTGACGGTAGGACACAATTTTTTGTAGCTTATATTCAAGATAGGTTATTTACTGGTGAAAGACAGATAATGATTGTCAACACTTTACATGATACTGGTAAAGGTGTATCAATGATGAATCAATATGGATCAGTTGAAACCACTTTAGATTTGGGAACATTTGATTATGTAATAGATGGTATTGAATCAGTTCTTCGCTTTTATCCACATAAATCTAGAATCAATGATTATAACGTGGTGTTATGGTCATATCAAATTGACACAAATCAATTAGGTGTCTCTACAACCAATGTTGCTACGGCAACCACATCTATTCCAGCAGAACCATATGATCCAACAACATCTGAAGGATTAAATGGGTCACTTGTTAGTATTCAATCAACTTGTGTGTCAGTCGCTGGTGGTGCTGCAGGAACAGTATTCACACTCGCTGGTATTGGAACCACAGTTTCTGGACATAGATCTGCAAAACTATTTGTAAGTGTTGAGGCAAGTGATGGTAGTGTTGAATACGATCAAGTAAGTGTAATTCATGATGGTACAAATGTAGGGTTCCAAGAATATGGTCAATTAACTGTTCACTCAAGTGACGCATATTCATCAACTGGTAACATTGGTACTTTCTTCCCATTAATGGTTGGAAATGATCTTGTTGTAAGATATACACCAGACGCGGGACTAGCAACTGCATTTGTAAATGCAACTGCAATTGGTATTGCGACTGAGGGATATATTGGTATCGGTTCATATGATATGGCTTATGCGGAGATGTCTGCACAAAGCACAGGTATCTCGTCATCTGCAACACCAGTTCCTGTTGGTATCGCAAGTTATAGTGATGCTTATGATGCTGCGTATTGTATTGTTCAGATCGCTGATAAGTTGAATGGAAGTTATGAATTAGCAGAAGTAATAATAATTGATGATTATACTGATGATGATAATGTATATCTTACAGAATTTGGTAATGTTAAAGTTGGAACAGCATTTGCTGGTCTTGGAACAATTAGTGGAAGAAGGACAACAAACAATATTACTGAAATAACATTTGTACCGAATGCGGGTATTGGAGTTTCAATTACAACCTTCCTTAATTCATTAAGAGTTGAAGAAAACACTGAGTTACTACCATCCGGTGCCACAAGAGAGGTTGGTGGTGAGGCTGTTAAAGACTTACAAAATGCTTCAATGGAAAGTGGATTTGCAAACTATGAGGGAACTGAATCAGCAATCAAGACTAAGTTTGCTCTAGAGCATAATGAAGATCCGATATTTAAAAAACCATATGATGGATCAGGATCTGAAGTTGTTAATGTCACTGCCAATACGATTACATTACCAAATCACTTCTTTGTAACCGGTGAAGAAGTTTCATATGCACACACAGATAGAAGAACTGGCATTTCATCTGCAATTGGCATAGCCTCAACATCATTCCCTGCTCTTGGTATTACAACAACATTATTACCATCGTCACTCTTCATTATTAAGAAAGGAGAGAATAAAGTTCAATTAGCAAGAACTGCTCAAGATGCTTTGAAAGAAGTTGCAGTCCCTCTTGATCTAACTCATGTTGGTATTGGAACATCTCACACATTCACATCTAAGAATGCAAATACAAGAGTATTAGTTGCAATTGATAACTATCTTCAGTCACCGATTGCGGGCACATCTGTTACAACAACTCTTGATAGATCGATTGACAAATCTCAAGATGTCATACACTTCTCAGGTATCACTTCATTCTTTGGTGCTGATAACATTCGAGTAAGTAGTGGAAATACAAGCGAGGTAATGAAGATATTATCTGTTGGTATTGGAACAACAAATGGTATAAAAGTTAGAAGACAAAGATTAGGTACATCAATTGCAGGATTCCCAACTGGAGCATTAGTTGAAAAAATACGTGGTAATTATAATATTGTTGAAAATGAAATTACATTTGCAGAGGCACCTCCCGGAAAGAATCCAATAGGTTCAATTACAAATCCTCCTGATGAAAGAGACTTTGTTGGTATCACAACCTCCTCAAGTTTCCAAGGAAGAGTTTTCACTCGATCAGGTATTGTAAACGGTACATCAGAAACATACTCAACTAACCATCTTTATGACGATTTAACATCAGACTTTAATGGTAGAAGTAGAGAATACGCACTTACCGTAGGTAAGTCTCAAAAAACCGGTATTGCAACTAATAATGCACTCATTCTTGTAAATGGTATATTACAAGCACCGGGGTCAAATGGCGACTTTATATTAGATACTGTGGGTTCTGGAACCACATTAACATGGACTGGTGCTGCTAGCTCTGTAGCAAGAGATGTTAATACTGCTGGTATACCTGTTGGTGGTGTAATTATATCTGTGGCATCAACAAGTGGTTTTGGATATCAACCATTAGTTTCTGCTGGTGCGACTGTGGGTATAGGAACATCTACTGGTCAAATATTATTCGTTTCGATTGGTAATTCTGGATCTGGTTATAGATCTGGTATTCAAACTGTCAATGTAGCGATTCAAACTGAAAGTTTTAATAGTGGTGGGTTAGTATCAATCGGAACGGCGATAGTATCAGGTGGACACGTTACAAGTGTCGCAATAAACACAGACAGGGTATTTTACATACCTAGAGACATAACAAATGTAGGTTATACATCCATCACTGGTCTCACAACTGTTACAACATCAACAGCACATAACTTGTCCGTAGGAAATGAGGTAGTATTATCAGGAATTGCGTTTACTTGTGATTATGCTCCAGCTGTAGGTGTTCAAAGTGCAATCTATACCAACACAACAGGTATAATGACAGTAACAACGTCTACTGCTCATGGTTTATCAACAACTGGTAAAAGTAGTGATGTTTTACTAACTGGACTAGGATTTACTTGTGCCTTAGATAATGGTGGTGCACTTCATTATTACCCTCGTGCAAACTCTGTCACTAATCCACATGGTGGTGATCCAATTTATTGTGGCACACCTGTTATTGGTGTTGCAAGCGCAACTCAGTTTACAATAAATGCTGGTATATCTACAGTCCCAACTTTCTATGTAACTGGTGGTAGTGCTCAACCAGTATTAATAGCACCAAGAGCAAATAACAACTCAGCTAGTGGTCAGGATGTTGGTTTTGATGGATCAACAGTAATAAGAGTTCTTGATGCAACCACATTTGAGGTAAACACTGGAATTTCGACAAGACCTCATAACTATGCAAGGTGTGGTAAAGTAAATCAACTAATGAAAGTTGTTATTGATGACCCTCTATCTTATAATGATTTACAATTAATTCATAGCACTTCTAGTCCCGGATTTGCTGGATCTGAAGCAAGAGCAGATGTTGTTGTAAGTCAAGGATCTACCGTCATGGACTTTAAGATTACTAATACTGGATATGGATATGGTGTTGGTGAAATACTCACATTGTCATTAACAGGATCAGCTGGAATACCAACTACTTCAAGTTTTGTTGATACTCAAGAATTTAGAATTACAATCAATGACATATCAAGTGATAACTTTAGTGGATGGTCAGTAGGACAATTGCAAGTATTGGATACTTTCCAGAATTTATTTGATGGATCGAGAAGAACATTCCCACTAACTGTAGGTGGAGACTCATTATCAATTCAGGCAAAACCCGGATCACCAGTTACAGTTCAGGATACACTATTTGTATTTGTCAATGATATACTACAAATACCCGGAGAATCATATACATTCTTAGGTGGTAGTAATATTACCTTCGACGAAGCACCTAAATTTGAAGATACTCTTAAAATACTATTCTATCGTGGAACAGGTGGTGCAGATGTTGTTGACAGAGATATTATTGAGTCCGTTAAAGTGGGTGATGATTTGACACTTGGTTATGCGAGATCTCTTAATCAAGAAAGTTTCTTACAAGAGCAAACAAGAGGTGTTGTTGAAATAACATCATCTAACTCAGTTGATACAAACACTTACAATGGCCCCGGTGTATTTGAAGATACTAGAGTTTATAGACCCATTGTTTGGACTAAACAAACTGAAGACAAAATTGTTGAAGGTAAGATAGTTCATAAAGATAGAGATCTATATAAGGGAAACTTATTCCCAACTACAAACTTCATTCAAACAGTTGGAGTTGGTACGACAGTTGCATATGTGACAGGTGTTAGACCATTCTTTAATGCTAAGAATGAGAACAATGTATCTACAGAGTTCCAGAAAAATATTGTTATTGTCAATAATGTTGAGAGACTAGCAGCTGCAGCGACTGCAATCGTATCTGCTGCTGGAACAATATCATCAGTTGCAATATCAACTGGTGGTAGAGGTTATGATAGTGCTCCAACAGTTACCATTCAAAATCCTGTTGGACTTGGAACAACTGCTCGTGCAGAGGCAACTGCATCGATTACAAATGGTGTTGTCACAAGCATTACTGTTTCAACTGCTGGAACAGAATATAGTGATGCAACTCCACCAGTTGTTCTTATTGGTGCTGATCCTGTTCTTGAAGAACAGAACACAGTTATATCATATGCTGGTGATAATGGTGTTATAAGTGGTATAGGTTCGACAACTATATCTGGAGTATCTAACCCATGTTTGATATTTGATTTAGTCATTCCTGCTAATTCCTTCTTAAGGAAATCTGAATTTACTCAAGGAACTACAGGATCTGGTGCAAATAGTGGTATCGTAACTTCTGGATTAAATATAGGTGATTACTTTATAGTAACTAATTCAAACATCAATGTTGGAACAGGATTCTCTTCAGTTGATTATGATACAGGTGCTGTTGTTGGAGTGGGCACAACATTCATAAATAATGTGTACCGAGTGGCAGCAGTTAATTTATCACACGTTACTGATGCAGTTGGTTTTGGTCAAACCATTATTACTCAGGTAACTGTGGGTGTTGGCACTGTTCCTCCAAGTTTAGTTGGTCTCGCTAATAGCACATACTATGGCGACTATAGTTATGGTATTGTTAGATTGAATGATCGAAACACAGTTCGTTCTTATCCAGTTAATACATCTAATGGAGTTACTGGTATATTAACAGGGCCAATCGTCAAGAGAAAGTCATTCTTAAAAACTCAAAGTTATTCCACATAAATAAATAAAAAATCTCAAATGGCAGCTATAATTACTGATCAGATAAGAATATTAAATGCAAAGAATTTTGTTGCAGGGGTTTCAACGTCTACTAATTCATATTATTCTTTCGTAGGATTAACAGATCCAACACAAATTCAAACAGATTGGGATGATGATCCCCCTTCTCCAATTGACAATTTTACAAATCATAATGACTTCTGGGATACTGCGATTGCTTTAAAGAAAATAAATGCGACTGATGTAAAACAAGTAGTTAAGAAGAACTCTTGGATTTCTGGAACAACTTATGATTATTATAGAGCAGATTATAGTATAACTAACCCACCAAAACATGCACAGGGAACATCATTATATTCTTCTAATTACTTTGTTTTAAACAGTGATTTTAGAGTTTATATTTGTTTAAAGAATGGAACAAGTCCTGAACAACCAGATGGTAAACCATCATTAGATGAACCAACGTTTACAGACTTAGAACCTAAGTCTGCTGGTACAAGTGGTGATGGATATATTTGGAAATATCTTTATACAATTAAACCATCTGAGTTAGTTAAGTTTGATTCTACAGAATATATGCCAGTTCCATCTGACTGGGCAACAGGAGCAGATAATTCTGCTGTCAGAGACAACGCTGTGGATGGTGGTTTAAAAGTTGTTGTTATTCAAAATCGTGGTGTTGGATTAGGAACTGCAAATAGAACTTATACTAGAGTGCCTATCAAAGGTGATGGAAGTGGTGCTGAGTGTACAGTTGTTGTAAATGCAGATCAACAAATCGGATCTGTTGATATAACTAATCAAGGATCAGGATATACATTTGGAACGGTTGATATTGTGGCTGGTGGTTTACCAAGACCAGATTCATATCCACAACTTGATGTTATTATACCTCCAACTGGTGGTCATGGATCAGACATCTATAAGGAATTGGGAGCGACAAACGCACTTGTATATTCTAGAATTGAAAATGATTCAGAGAATCCAGATTTTATAACAGGTAATCAAATTGCAAGAATTGGTATTCTTGAAAATCCAAAAGCATTTGGATCATCATCAATACTCACCTTAGATAAAGCAAGTGCAGCATATGCAATGCGTCTTACTGGAACTGGTTACAGTAGTGCTACATTTACTCCAGATGCAATTATTACACAAACCATCGGTGCAGGTGTCACTGCAATTGGAAAAGTAATTAGTTATGAACAAACTACTGGTGTATTGAAGTATTGGCAGGATCGCACCATGGCTGGATTTACAACTGTGGGTGCTGCGACAACAACTCCCATTTATGGATTTAATGCTGATAGATTTACAGCAGATATATCAGATGGTGGAAGTGTAAATATAACAGGAGGAAGTATTTCTCTAGGTATTAACACATCTTTCGATGGTCTATCAACCTCGATAAATAATAAAACATATTATCTTGGTCAAACATTTACAAGTGGTTTATCTAATCCAGAAGTTAAAAAATATTCTGGAAACATGCTTTATATTGATCATCGACCAGCAATCACTCGTTCTTCTAATCAAAAAGAAGATATCAAAGTTATATTACAGTTCTAATAACTCATGGCTCAAACCAC